AGAAATTTAATAAGCGGTCTTTATCTTGATTCTAACGAGGACATGAAGGGAATAAGAATTGATCTTATTCACTCTGGCGTGATTGATGAAAACACCAATCCTTTCTTAGGACAGGGAAGTTTGGTTATAAGATTAAATGACACCATAATAAATTCACCTTTACAATTTACTCCTGAGTATGGAGATTGGTATGGAGTTGTTGTTAATGTTTCTAATATCTATAAACAAATTGCAGCTAACGTCTGGGCATTAAGCTATGATCCAGTTGATCCGAACGAGCAGACAAGTAAATTGAATAAGGTTCATGAAGAAGTTAGGATGTTCACTGATCCTATAATATTCTCTGCCCCATCAAACATAAATACAGATAAGAATAGTCCTTTCTACGGAACAGAAAATAATGCTTATAAAGTATTTACCGGACCAATATATTTAAGTAATATAAGATTATTTAAAAACATGATTGATGTTGACAATCAATCAACAGTGTTAAACCAGAACATCGTAAGAGATGCTCAATTAGCACATATAATTGATAACGCTAAACCATTGCTGAACATACCTAAGTTCGCTAGAAATAGATAAAATATGCCAAGAAGAAAACCGAAACCGGAAAAGGTAATTCAAGAGAAAATAAAAGAGAATCTTGATGCCATAATAATGGAGGAATCATTAGATTCAGTTTCACTAGATTCCGATGATTTACCTAGACTGAAGACTTCAGAGCTAATGAATTTTGCAGACGAAAAACTTAGTGCTCTCACTGAAGCTAGGGCATTGATGGATTCTGTTGCAAAATTTTACGTGGATCCGGGCGCTCACGGGCACGTGGAGCTTCTAGATTTGAAGAAAAAAGTTGATGCGATGAACGTCTCCGCGATGATGTTTCAAATGAAATCAGCTCAACATGCTATTACTAAATTACTCGAGGAAATAGATTTAGGGAACATGCACCCCAGAATTTTTGAAGTTCTTGCACAGCTACAGTCGCAAATAATGCAAATGCCTAAGGATTATCAGACTTATCTGGAAAAAATGGAACAGAGCTACAAGAGAGTCAACACAGAGCTGGAAGAGAAAAGGCACTCCGGAGGTGTTATGATGGATCAGCAGACAGGACTAGAAGGGGAGACTAATACTTTCTATCCTTCAAATACTGACGGATCTGGAATAAGATCTAGAGGTACAAGAGGAATAATGGAAGGTCTAAGGGACATTTTGGGAACCGAGATTGTTGATGTTAAACCAGTAGAGGTTAACCCAAATGCGGTTGTTAACGCCAGAGACAAGAAACTAATTGATGACCAACTCCGTCCACAAAGTGATGATGAGGATCAAACCGATTTTATCATTGAGGACGATATAATAGAATAATATGTTTTCAGAAGCAGTACAGAAAGAAGATTCACAAACGGAGAGTAGTTATTGGACAACCTCCAGAATAAATGAACTTCTTAGAAGAGTTGATGAGGAAGGGCTTGACTATAAAAGTGTAGACAACCCATTCCATGACAACAACCCCGAATTAAAAAGGGCAAATATTCTTTGGGAATATACACCGGAGGAAATCCTAGAAATGCGCAAGTGTGCGGAGGATGTTACTTATTTTGCTAAGTATTGCCAGGTTATGACCGATGAGGGTTTGAACTACATCAAGCTTAGAGATTATCAGACCTCAGTTCTTAGAGAGTACCAAGCCAACAGATTTAATATATTTTAGCACCTAGACAGGTTGGTAAATCTATTACCTCTTCGGTAATTCTTGTTTGGTATCTGTTATTCAATCACGATAAAAATGCGATGATTTTGGCTAACGTGGGCGATACCGCAGAAGAGCTAATGGACAAGATCAAAGCAATCATCAAGGGACTTCCGTTCTTCCTTAAACCTGGTATGGTTGTAAATAACGTGATGTCCATGAGGTTTGACAACGGATGTAGAATCTTAGCTAAGACCACAACTAAAACATCCGGTATCGGTTTTACTATACACTTCTTATACATGGATGAGTTTGCTCACATTAATCCAAACTTTATAGAAGCCTTTTTTAGATCAACTTACCCAACCGTATCATCGTCAAAGGTCTCCAGAATCATAATCACTTCCACCCCTAATGGGATGAATAAGTTTTATGAGATATACCAGGGGGCTCTAATGGGAGAGAATAGCTTCAATCCAATCAGAGTAGATTGGTGGCAGGTTCCCGGAAGAGATGAGGCATGGAAACAAAAAGAGATTGGGAACTTAGGTAGCGAAGAACTTTTTAATCAGGAATACGGTAACCAGTTTTTAAGCTCTTCTTCCTTGCTTCTCGGGTCAAATGAATTAAAGAAGATCAAAACAAACGAGGTTGAATATGAATGGAAGGAGATAGATTGCTTACATTATGAAGAGTCCTTAAATTATGAGAATCTTCTATGGCATCCTAAATTTAACATCGATAATGCAAATTCACCTGGAAAAAAATTCGTTTTCTCTATTGATATAAGTGCTGGTGTAAAAGGTGATTTCACCGTTGTTAATATCTTCAAAGTTACTCCACTTCCTAAGAAAATGATAGAATCTATACAGGAATATGAAGACGAATCCGATTTTTTCGGTCTGGTTCAGGTAGGTGTTTTCAGAGATAACGAGATAAAACTTGAGGAACTTGTTAAATTATTAAGGGGATTAATAAAAGTTGTTGGCATCGATAGGGTTAAGCTAGCTATAGAAATGAACTTTAAAGGGGAGCTTCTATACGAAAAGTTGATGACGGACGATGACTATTATGACGAGATGTTCTTGTTTACTAAGCATTCTGAATCCGCAAGAGTTTTAAAACCTGGCATCAAGTACAACGAAAAGAATAAGATGAAGTATTGCGAACTTCTCAGAAGTCTTATAAGAGAGGGGAAGATCCTCGTAAATGATAAAAAATGGACCATCCCGGAGCTTTTTACATTCGGACTAAATAACAGGGGAACATATTCCAGTCAAACCGGACACGATGACGTGGCTATGACTTTAGTGAACTTACCTGGTCTTTTCGACGGTTATGATTTCAATCAGATGGTAGGTGATGTGTTTGACGAGTTAGAAAACGATTACAAGCAACTGATATCTGCAAAACTTGAGGTGGGAATGCCAGGAGAAACTGATGAATTCGGATACGGAAACAAAGGTCCTTCAACTAAGGATGGCAGAAGCTATGGTGATTTTAATAAATTGCTTTAAAGCTATGCTGGATCTAATATTCTACTTTCTATTTCGATATATAGTACAGAAGCAAAAAATATCTTAAAAAATAATGGCAAATAAGGTTAAAATAGACTATTCCCAGTTTAAAGCCTCAGGGGTTTATACCCTTGAATTTGACGCGTCACAAAGTGTCATACTAACATCTCAAACGATTAGATTGGTTGTTGGCTTCTCTAACAAGGGGCCTTTCAATACTCCGGTTTATATACCAGATCCAACGACAATGATTTCTGTTTTTGGAGACATTGATAGATCCTTAGAAAATAAAGGATCTTTCTTCCATAGATCGATACTAACGTGTCTAAACACTGGTCCTGTTTTCGCATTGAATCTATTAAAACTTAATGATGATGTTGATAGCGCTAGTCCGGACGAAGTTACGTATAGAGCTTACTCTTTGGACACTGAACAATATAATGGTGTTGTAACTTCTGAGTTATACTCATCTTATTATAACAAAGAGAGATTCTGGTTTGCAGATCCTAATTATTTCCTAGCTACTCTAAGCACATCGGATACAGGAAAACTTTTCAGCTTAACCAACTTAGGTAAATCCCCTATGAGTGTTATCATTAGAAAATCTACAGATTCTTCTAAGCCATTAAAGGGATATGATATCTTTGCTATAGACTGGTATGGTGCTAATAATGTGCCTACGTTCATGCACCCTTACGACTATATGTCTGATTATTTCATCGACGTTATAGCAGTTTCTGGAGATTGGACAGATTATCAAGCATTAGCTTTAGATCCTAAATGGTCAGCGTTCTTTACCAATAACGGATTCATTAAGAGCAAAATTGATGCTTTCCTTAGCGATCAGGACGTAAACATCGTTACATCAGTAACTGGATGTATTATCCCTGACTTCGTGGATCTTAACGGGGTTAATCAATACATTCAGACTTTAGTAAATGCTAACTCTCCAGCGACAGGATTATTCTGTGCTATAGATGAACAAGCATTCGACGACATCTGTGCTAATCCATATACAATCGATTTAGTGGGTAACCACCTTATTGACGAATTAACTGGAGATAGAGATTTAGCTAATCCTAGGATTAATTTCTTAAGCTACGACCAGGCTTTAGTTGCAGATTACCTTTATACACAAAACGTGGTTGGGGTTACCGGTTCAGGAGCAACTGCATTTATCGGACCTACTGGTTTAAGCGGTCCAGCAAACGGTACTAAAGTAGGTACACTATTTACCCTTGATGCTGGTACAACTGCAGGTGTTGTTTACCAATCATTTGCAGCATACGATCCTAATGCTTATGACGGAGGGTTACACTATCTTCAGACTTTAGGAACAGGAGGAACAGCAGGATATTTCCAAAATGCTTCTCAAAAGAACGCATTAAAATCTTTCTTGACTGTTAATTCTTCGGACGATCAGAAATTTATAGTTGGTGTTGTTAATGGTATATCCGGTGCTACTGGAGCTTTAATCAACCAATTTGCATTGCATGATCTGATTAAACTTAAAGTTACCGGAACACAGGATGTTGGAGGTGAGCTTAGAATATTCTTTACTCACCCTCTAGATACTTCTTTCTACAGATCACAAGGTATTACTGTATCCCCTGTTTATACAATCAATTCATATAATACGGGTGCTTCTGGAAGTAATAAGCCTTTCTATAGCAACGCTTACCAATTCGGTAACTCTGATTATTTGGATATCGTTAGTGAAGTTACCCCTAACGGTGTAACTGGACCTAACGCACCTCTTGGAGTTTCCAACGTACTACAAGGATATAATGCTTCTACGTTATTCCAAAATGTTAAATACAATGAGTTGGCAGACGGAGATCAAATTTGGTTAAACTCAGCAGGAACAAGTCTTCAGTACTTGTCATTTGAATCTACCGTAGATAGGGATCAATTTAACTATGTTAACACAAGATCTCACTCTAACGTATCACTTGCAGGGAACACAATAAATAACATAACTGGATTTGCTACTGCTTATGCTTCGGATAACATCGGAACACCAGTAACTTCACAGAAAATAGACATAGTTTCTCAGGAAGGTTCAATTAACTCATTTGTTAACTGTACGAAGATTGATACCACTTCATTCTACGTAGTTGAGGATTCAAACGGAAACGTTCCTCTATCCGTTGGAGATTTGGTAGTTTGTACAGACCTTGACATCTGCGTTCCTACCACAGGAAATCAACAAAGCAGATTAGCTAAGATTACTTCAGTTGCTTCTACAACAACTTCAGGAACTTACAAAGCTATCTGTTCTAGACCGGTACTTTACTATTCTGGTGATGGATCAGGATCAAGAGTTCAGAAGTTTAAATCAATCTCTCAGTTCACTAGATCTTTTGATTTCACATACCTTTCTGGATTCACCATGAAAGAATCTCATAGACCTAACGGATCTGATGCTAGAGTCTCTGAAATACTTGATGTTATGTACGACACTAACATCGCTAAGACATTAGCTTCTAAAGACGTTATTTCTTTCAGATACATTGTAGATACATTCTCTGGACAAATTTTACCTAACTCTAAATACCAGTTAAGTAGATTAGCAATGCTTAGACAGCAATCACTTGCGCTTATAAACGCTCCATCGATGGCTCAATTCCAAGCTAGCACCGATCCTAGATTTACTAATGCGCCTACAGCTTCTAATCCTTACCCAAGTTTAAATACTGCTTATATCGCAGACGGAGGTAACTTATCATTAAATCCTTCTTACACATTTAGCTTACCTAGTGAAGCAGAAGGTGCTAAATTCGCTGCATTCTATGCTCCTTATATCACTATCAGAGAGTCTAATAGAAACGTGAACGTTCCACCAGCTGCTATGGTATCTAATAACTTTGTTAGAAAATTCGCTACAGGAGAACCTTATGCAATCATCGCAGGTCAGAAAAGAGGAATCTTAAGCGGAGGTGGTAACATCGTAGGAGTAGAATACGACTTCACTGACGAGGACAGAGCAAACTTAGAACCATTCGGAATTAATCCTATCATTAAGAGAAGAGGAGTTGGAGTGGTAATCTTCGGTAACCAAACAGCTTACCAACAAGTTAACTCTGCATTCAACTTAGTTCACGTAAGAGACTTGTTAATAAGTATCGAAAGCGACGTACAGTCTATCCTTTCAAACTACTTATTTGATTTCAATGATGATTCTATCAGACTTGAAATTAAGACATTGGTTGATAACTACTTGGACGGAGTAAGAGCAGGTGGTGGAATCTACAACTACCAAACTGTTATGGATGCTTCTAATAATACACCAGCAATTATCGATATGAACATGGGAGTTATAGATGTTATTATCGAACCTGCTAGAGGTATTCAGAAATTCATTAACAGAATTACTGTTACAAGAACAGGAGGTATTGCAGCAGGAGGCTTTATCCAATTCGTATAATACGAATTGGAGCCTTTTGGGCAACTAAGATAAATATAAACTGAATATGGCAGGATTATCACATTATCAAAATTCATTATCAGCAATAAACAAGTTCGAACCTGTTTACCTGAATCAGTTCGAGGTTACCGTTATACCTCCTTCTGCTGTTGCTGGCGGAGAGATCCTACTACAACACGTTACGAAGGTTGGTGGACTTACATTAGACAAAAACCCAGGATTGGTTACCCAAAAATATAAGTTTGCTAAAAGGAACTATGCTGGAGCTAAGCCCGATAACACTTATATGGATTTAAGTTTAAGCTTTACCGTCAACTTAAATGATGATAACTCAATGTATGTTTTTAAAACATTGAGACAATGGAGTGACTTAATCTACAATCCTTTAACAGGTGCGATGGGACTTAAGAATGATTATACTGGTACTATCGTGGTTTCGATTTTTAATAAACAAGGGGACGTTTTCAGAAGAATAACATGCAGAGATTGTTATCCAACTAAAGCCATAAATGAAATGAATCTTAACTACACATCAACTGATATATTCAAGATTGATGATATGACATGGGCAGTTGATTACTGGGAGGATTTATTCTTATAAAAAAACACAAAAAATAAATGGCAGGTTTACCACATTTTACAAACTCTAAAGCCGCGATAAACAACTACGAACCGGTTTATCTTAACCAATTCGAGGTTTTGATCAACCCACCTTCGGGTATAGTAGATGCTAGCACGACTTTCAAAGGAGAGTCTATTTTAACTCAACAGGTTAAGTCCATTGCTGGATTAACTGTAGACATCTTAGCAAACGGAAACGTTGAACAAATGTACAAATTTGCTCAAAGAAGATACGCTGCAGGCGAGCCTACAACAACCGATATGACTTTAACTATGGAATTTGAAGTCAACCTAAATGATGCTAACTCTATGAGTGTTTATAAGATACTTAGACAATGGAGCGATTTAATCTATAACCCCTTAACTGGAGCAATGGGTATTAAGAGTGATTATGTTGGGTCTATGGTTATTTCGGTTTTCAGCAAAAGAGGGGATGTTTTCAGAAGAATCAGAATTCCTTCTTGCTTTTTGAGCACAGCTATTAACGATATGCAGTTGGATTACGAGAATCCTGCTATCTACACAGTATCAGCTTCTTGGATCTGTGATTACTGGGAAGATTTATTCATCTAATATTAATTTCAATAATAATCGAAAGGAGACAAGGAATTTGTCTCCTTTTTTGTTTTCTGTTATATAATAAGAAAAACAAATTAAATACATGGATAATAATATTTCACCAGAGGAAATACTTAGAAGAAAAGAAATAGCAGGGGGATTAGTATATGATGATCCTGTTAGGGAACCAGTTACACAAAGAGAGCCCGAAAATCCTGTTACTCCTCCAGAAACTAAATTCGAGCAACCCGTAATAAGGGAGGTAAGAGAAGTAAGGGAAGTAAGAGAAACTGCACCTCAGGATAAACCGATATCTTCCTTAGGTAAGTCACAGGCTTCTAGTAGACCGCTTTCTTTTGAAATGGGATGGAAAAATATTCCGGTTGACATCTTACCTTCCAAGGGAGACTTTTATCCTGAGGGCACAAAAATAGCCATACGAGCAGCGGAGGTTAGAGAGATAAGGCACTTCTCTACCATTGACGAAGATGATAAATTGGACATTGAAGAAAAACTAACTCATATAATTGATAGATGCTCTAGAATGGAGTTTCCTGGTGAAGGTGTGGTTTCTTATAAGGATCTTAAACAAGAAGACAGATTCTTTATAATTATGGCTATTCGAGATCTTACCTTTGTTAAGGGTGAGAATTCTATAATACTGAAACCACAAAAGACTTGTAAACAGACAATGGACTGCCCCTTTAATGATGGCATAGAATTAAGAACTGGTGCTTTGAGTTCGTATGAGCTAGACGAACAGGTATCTAAATACTATAATCCAGAAACTAGAAGCTTTGTCTTTAACATAAAGAAAATAGAGAAGGTTATAGAACTATTTATACCTAGCATTGGAGTAACCCAGGAAATAACTTCTTTTGTGACTGAATGCTCCAGAAAGAAAGTTGAAATCGACGAGGGTTTTTTAGCCATAGCACCATTTCTCTTTAATGACTGGAGGGATCTAAGTTACGAAAAAATCCTCATGAAAATGAGGGAAAGTGATTACTGGACCAAAGAAGAATTTAGCTTATATTTTGAACTTTCAGAAAGAATCAAAATGGGCACAATGTTAGACGCTAAACAAAAATGCCCAGTTTGCGGTGATGAGGAGGTCACCGCGAAGATCACCTTTCCCAACGGGATCAGATCTCTTTTCCTTATTTCAGATATCTTTAGAGAACTTCTTTGATATTAAGTTTAGATTGTGGAAGGAACACGGTCTAGATCCGGAGTGGATAGAAAGTATACCCTTCTATGAATATCAAATCTGGATCGATAAACTTAACGAGGTCATAGAACAGGATAATGCTCAGGCTAAAGCAGAGGGAGGAATTAAAGAGGTGTTTAGTTTCAGTAAGTAATCTTATTGAAATATATAGACATAATATCCAAACTAAATGGCAGATCCTAATCAGAAATTATTTTCACAAATAGCGGATTTGGGTAGGAATATCAATTCACTATCCGAGTCTATTAAGAAAAATACATCCGCTACGGAGTCTCTTTTTTCTGCAACAGAGAAATCTGATAAAAAAGAAAAAGAATCAGCTACGGCCCCTAATAAGGGTGCTACGGCTAATCCTAAGGAAGGGGAGAAGAACGAAGGTGCAATAAAGGACCTAACCAAAGTTATAAGTAAGCTTCTAGGAGAGGGTGGACCTCTAATGAGTAAAATAGCAGGGATATCAAAGAACTCTGGTGGTGATGGATCAAACAAAGATTTTACTAATATTGCAGGTGGATTAAAAGGAATAATTAAGGCATTTCAGGAAGGCGGGGTTGCTCAGAAAGAAGGAAAATACCTGGTTGGCGAGAACGGACCGGAGGTGGTTAAGCTTCCTAAAGGTGCAGGTGTTATACCAATTAATATTAAGGACTTAATGGAGGGGCTAAAAAAAGTTCCAGAGTTCAGTTCCATTTTGAAAAACAGCAAGAATGATAGTTTAGATTTTTTCGGTAATTCGGGTAATCCTGGATTAATAGATTCCGATGGAATGATTATGAATCTGAGAAGACTGTCAGACAAATACTCAAAGCTAGGGGATGATGCTAAGGACGATGAGACTAGAAAATCTATGGATTCCATGATGGAAACTATTGATTCTCTAATGGAAGCGGGTAGAGATGGAATCGATGAAGAAGTTTCTAAGATAGATGCTGAGTCTGCAACTCTTGCTAATAAAAATAAATTGAGCGGAGAAGACTTACAAAAAAGAGATAAACTGTGGGACGAGATATTAAAGAACGTAACTAAGGATAATGATTACTATAACATACTGACAATATCTAAAGCTAAACTTCTAGCAACCCAATCGCTAACAAAAGGCGAGGCAAAAAAACCAGAGGAATCTGTTTCTGAAGTTAAACAGCAAGCGGAGGATCTTAAAAAATCAGAGGAAGTTGTAAATCCTACCGAAGTAAAGAAAGAAAAGAAGGGACTATTCTCAAAATCGAAGAAGGAGAAACAGCCGGAGAAGGTTGAAAGCTTAGAAAGCTTAGCAGCCAAAGAACCTATTTTTGGTAATAAAACGGAGGAGGTGAATAATGATAATTCTAAGCAGGAGAATAAAAAGCCATCTTTGCTTTCCAAAGTGGGAAAGAGTGCAGAGGGAGCTTTATTTTCAGCAGCTGGTGCGGCTACTGATAAACTTGGTATTGCTAGTCCTCTGGCTAAGAAAGGGCTTGGAGCTCTTAAAAAGTCAATAGGCAATAAAGGGAAAGAGAGTGAACCTAAATCTGCTGAGAATAAAACGGAGCTTTCTAAAGGGACCGCTAAAACCCCTTCATTGGTTAGCGATGTTAAAAAGCTTGCACCGACTGCTAAAAATGAATCCAAGGCTGAAAGTAAGGAAGCACCGGAGAGTAAATCTTCTCCGAAGGCTACCAGCTCCGAATCTACACCCAAGGAAACACCTAAATCTGAATCTTCTAAAAAATCTGAATCAAAGGGAGAAAGCACTTCCGAACTCGGAACTTCTAAGGATGTTCAGGATATAAAGAATGCCCTCACTAGGATAGCTTCTATACTAGAAGGCACATTAACCGTTTCCCCCATAGAATCTCCATTTAGACCTGATTCTAGAAGGATCTAAAAATTTATCAAAAAATATTTTTTTTCCTCGATTCTATTTCTTATGTTTGTAGAAATTATAAACTAATGGAGTTATCTACCCTATTGAATTATTCGGGCCGAGAAATTGTTTCCTCTGATTTTGATTTTTTAAATCCTGATTTTTTAAACATCAATAACTGGAGCGTCAAAAAAACTGGAAGCTCGTTTGACATATCGTGGGATCACTCCGATATCATGAAGGAAAGTCCTTTGTATTGGGAAAATTCAAAGGCAATGAAAAACGACTTTATCTACTTACAGATGGCTAAAACCTGGGGAAAAAACTCGCATTGTAAAAGAATGCAGGTTGGATGCCTAATGGTAAAAGGCAAATCGATAATCTCCGACGGTTATAATGGTTCTCCAACGGGATTTCCCAATATCTGCGAGGATGAAAATATGGTGACACTTCCGTATGTTCTCCATGCTGAAGCAAATGCGATAACCAAACTAGCAAAAAGTACACAGAGCTCAGATGGCTCTACTTTATACGTTACATTATCCCCGTGTTTTGAATGCTCAAAACTGATCATACAATCCGGGATAAAAAGAGTAGTTTTTTCGGGTGTTTACAGAAAACCTGAATCCCTTCCTTTTCTGATAGAGGCTGGGATTGAATTATACAGAATTAACCAATTTGACCAAATTTAACAAATGCAAAAAGAGACCAACATCCAAAAACTAGCAGAAGACTTTATTCTAACAAAAACAGACAAATCATTCGGAGACTTATTTAATCGTTTAAAACCTGGTGTATCCAACCATTGTTTTCTGATTCTGAAAGATCCTGAACTAGCGGAAGACGCATTTCTTAACACCATGTCTAAGATATGGCTTAAGATAGATCAGTACGATATGGAAAGGGGTAACTTTTCCACATGGTGCTATAACATAGCCAGAAACGAATCCCTGCTTTTAATGAAGTCTAGAAAAAGACTGATCAATCACGAGGATCTTGATTTAGAGTATCTTTCGTCCAAAAATACCATAGGTGATCTGGGAGGGTTTTATACCATTGAAGACGATCCGGCTTACGGATTTTTTAGTGAAGAAAATACAATTGACTCTGTATACGAATCGGTGCTAGACGAGATTAGATCATTACCTGAAACTTACCGTGATATCATGATAGATCGGGAAATCAATGGTATGAAGTACAAGGATATTGCCGAAAAGTACGGAATTAAGAAAAGATCAATCGCAACAAGGATTAGAAGAGCTAGAGGGAGAATCAGAAAAAAGATGGACGGGAAACATTAACCAGAAATCTAGGTATAAAAAATAAAGAATAATATGTGGTTAGCTATATTAAAATTTTTCAAGGTTTGGAAGGATATTAAAATATATCGTGATTACCTTAAAATAGTGGAGAACGAATCTAAGAACTCCCCACTATGGGCTAGAAAAAATCTAAGAGCAGATTGGTTCGGTAGGATTTATACTGTCGTAAATCTTCCCCCTGAAGTTATCTTTTCTGCGGACCTTCCTAAAGAGTCTAGACCTTCGTTTGTGATGAACGAGCTCAAATCAACAAATGAGTACCTGAAGTCTCTTAATTTGGAAGAGATAATAACTCTAGGCATAGAACCGGTAAAAGGAACCAACGAGGAATCTTATCTTGTGGTTTATCAATACGTTTTCAGAGAATTAAGCTGGATTTGGATATTCCGATTCATCTTAGAAATAGGCTTAATTATATTCGCTATAGTTAATAGAAGTTACCTAATTAATTTGTTTTAATGGATCCTAGACTGATAAGTGCTAAGAAAGAGATAGAGAAGAAGCTCGAGGTATTCAATGACAGGAATTTCTCATTCGACGAACCCTCCCATGTATATAGATACAATTCGGCTAAGTTCGATTCGGTAACAACTTTCCTTAAAACATTTAAAGTTCCCTTTGACCGTGAATATTGGTCCAAAAGGAAAGCTGAAGAAAGGGGCGTGGACGTTTCGGTTGTTCTGAATGAGTGGCAGGGAAAGGCCGATGTAGCTAATAGTTTAGGTACTAAAGTACATAAGTGGATAGAAGATTTCTGGAGTGGAAATGCACCGGCAGTTCCAGAGGACGAAGTTCTGAGAGAAAGAGTCGATAAATTTATGGAGATCTATGATAAGAGGTTAAGTGTATTGCTTCCCCTTAAATCGGAGCTAAAGATATTTTCAAGAAAATGGAGATTGGCGGGAACGATAGATCAGCCATTTCTTTTCTGGGCCGATGATCTAGACATGCCATTTCTTATAATAGGCGACTGGAAGACTAATGGCGATTTTAAACACGATGATCACCCTAAGGGAAGATATAAAAAATTGCTTAGGCCATTCTCACATCTTTATGAAAATAGCCACAACGAGTATTCTATACAGATTTCACTATACAGATTAATCTTAGAGGAGGAAGCTAACATACAAACCCACGATGGATTTTTATGTCACTTGGGTCCAGAAGGTCCAGCTAAGCTGTATAGGACGAAAGATTTGCGTGAGCCGTTAAGAGCATATCTAAATGACAATAGAGCAGATTTCGATATTTTTTCTATAGATTAGAAACATTTCGAGAAAGGGTAACTAAAAAAAATAAATATAAAAAATAATATGGCAAAGAAAAATTCCGAAAAAATTTCACTAGATCTACAAAGTGGTCCTGGAGCATCATCAGCTATCGACTTTGATACATTGAACCAAGAGTCAGGTCTTTCTATAGATAAGGATCTTGTTGATTCTTTAGAAATCCAGATCAAAGCTAAGAAGGATGAAATCCAAACTAAGGTTTATGCGGTTTCTCTTAATGATGAGCTTTTAAATAGCTACGAGTACTTCATGGTTAACGAAGCTGAATGGAATGCTACAGAAGCTTTGGGTGTGAAAGAAGTTAATAAGCAGATTCAAAAAATCAAAAAAGAAGGAGTTAAAAGTGGTGTTGTTTATATGCCAGCTTTACCCCTTGAAGCAAGTCACTACTTTATCTCTAAAGGTAAAGGTAAAGGCTTAGCTAGCGCTGAGACTTTTATTAGCTTATATAAGCCTTTCGACCAAGCATTAGGAGATGCTAAGAAAGACGTTGCAGAGATCAAAGATCTTGAAAAACAGCTAGCAGCTGCTATGCAGGGGGTTTCACTAGGCTAAAAATATAACATACCATAAATAAAACCGGGTTCCTTGAAAGAATCCGGTTTTTTTGTTGAGTTTGATTGTGGATATATAAAGAAACTAAAAAAAACAGCTATATGAAAACATTAGAAAAAATCAAAGAATATTCTTGGGCAATAACCCTAGTTCTAGTCCTTATGATTCTATTAAGACAATGTGGTGTTAACAGAGATATAGACAGAATGGAGAAGCAGTCCAAAATACAAAGCGCTTACATAGATTCTATTTGCACAAAGAAAGAAGTTCAGAAGATTATGGAAATAGAGGGATTAAAAGCAGAAAAAAGAATGATCCAATCCACTGACAGAAAAATTATGGACGTTAACCGTCAGTCACAGATTGATCTAGAGATTAAAAAATTAGAAAATTCTAAATAATGGGAAAGAAAACGACGAGTTATTTTATAATAGGTACGTTCGTTACTCTATATTTGCTTGTTTCGGTAATTTCTACCATACACGTAATAGATTTCTTTAAGCTATCCAATCCAGATTGGTTAGCTATAAGTTTAGCTGTTGCTTTTGAGGTTGGTGCCGCAGCTTCCCTTGCTTCCCTTATAACTTTGGATAAGATGAATAAGGGCATAGTTTGGGGTCTTTTTATAATATTGACACTCATGCAAGCTATGGGTAACACCTATTACGCATACACCCACCTGAGAGATTTTCAGGGATGGATAGAGTTATTCGGCCTTACTGAAGAAGATTTAATCTATCAAAAGAGGGTTCTTTCTATAGTAAGTGGAGCAATCCTTCCGGTTGTTGCATTAGGGTTTATAAAATCCCTAGTAGATTACATTAAACCCACAGAGGAGGAATTAGTTACCGCAGAAGAAAAAGAAGAACCAGCTACGGAAGAAATCGTGGATACGGTAGAGGAGCAAACCTCTCTTGATCCGATTATAGACTCAAACGTGGGTTCAGAGCCTTTACCTAGACCAGAAGCTATGGAGTCGATAAATACAGGAAGATATGAGACATCAGTTCATGTCGACCCAATGAAAATAAGCTAACAAGGAGTGTCAGACCAAAATACAACAACATATAATTTTGACGGGGGATCGGCACTTTCAAGTGGCCCTGACTCTTTGTCAGCAGGATCAGCAGGATATGCTCTTAATCCGATGGCAGGGGCAACCGGTGGATTCGATACTGTCTATACCAATATAGCAATAACTAGAGCAAATTTACCTAGAATAGATGCTACATTTAAAGAGTTTAACGAGAAGCCTGAACTTAAATTTATAAAGGAGTCTTTTGTTGTAACGCAGAAAGCCAACACCCTTGATTATCTTAATGTTGCTGACTTTTTTCATCCACTCCAAAGTTTTTCTGATTTCCAAAAGCAAACCTTTGAAATAGGTCCACAAAACAGTGTTAATATAGACACTGGGGGTTTAGAAGGAACCTCGGGAGAAGCATCGATGATAGTTGCTAGAGCTTACTATCTGCCTGAAGCGGATTCTGATGAAAGACTGCTTTTCTGGGACTATAAAAACGGCGGAAGAAATACAATGGGCAAACTAATGATCCTAACGGGTGCAGTTAAGGCAGGCACTAACTGGAGAGGATGGGATATGGATCCATTTTCAACCTACGGACATACTGGACCGGCTGATGTGGGAGCGGGTGGTATTTCTTTCACCAATCCAACTAACAGGGTCGTAAAATTGACTATAATAACAGCTAATTAATAAAATGGCAACTAGACCGATAACATGTCCGTATGACGAAGGAACAGGATTCAGATTCTATAGAGGAAATTTAGTTCTTGACGAGGGCAACACCAATAAACTTCCGATATATCTTGAGATGGACGATCTTCTGGAGGAATCAGTTTCTTTCAGTAAGAGTAGGGTAATGCTAAAGGCAGGTAAGTGTTATTTGTTAAGTCAAACCGATATAGGGGACAACCTAGGGTATGTTTCTTTTATAGCAGTTAAGGCGGTTTACCCCTCAACCACAGTCGAGTCTAGAAAATATATCCAGTGGACATATTTGAATGATACCTATTATATGGGGGAACTTACGGTACTCTCAGGCAAAAGCATATCGGCGAGCGACTCTATCTATGAAGGATGGCTACTATCTAAACCCGGGGTATATTCAAATTTAGGAGGAATAGTTTTCTGTAACCCACACACAGATATAGACGTTAAATTAGAAATCTTAGTCTGCAAGTGATAAAATAGGGGCACAGATTAAATATATAGTAAAAAGTTTTTGTCCATAGCATGGATATATAAAAAGATTAAAAAAACAAAAGACCATGGATTTTATAAACCAAGTTAAAAAACTGAAAGAACTAACAAAATCACCAGAGGTTAGACAAATTTGCGAGAGTTATCTTAGCGGATCCTCTGAGATGACCGAATCACAGGTTCTTGCCGCTCTTAACGAGCAAGCTTC